TCACAGCCGACGATCCGAATGCGGTTGTCGCAACTTCAGCGGCCGAGGTGCTCAGGGTTACCGATGCGACGTTTCCCGAAATGTCGGTGCCGTTGAATACCACGTTGACGTCTTTGAGGACTAACTTTGCCATGATTACTTGTCTCCTGCCTTATCGGCTGTTGAGGATTTCTTGGAAGATTCTTCGACTGGCGTGATGATGCCTGCCGCAATCAACAACTCTACATTGTCAATCCCGCTGCCGTCCACATGACCGCCAGGCTTTACGCCGCTGACCGGGAAGGGTCCAGATACGAGATACTTTGCCATGGTCTAAGCGTACACGGTCACTTGAAAGTCAACGCTGAGGTAGGTCGTCTCGTTCGCATCAAAGTTCTGGATGTTCCTGGCTGAAGTGCAAATCAGGTCTTGGACTACGCCACCGAGTGTGCGGTCTGCTTCAATCGCCCGACGAACTGACTGCGCACCGTCGTATGCCACAAAGCCGTCAAGCTTGTCCTGAGCGGCACGCTCCGACGATCGCTGGACAACTACCGTGACAGTGAACTGATTGACGACGTTGCCTGAACCCATCGCCCCGTGATACGTGATTTCCTCCAAGGTTGCGAATGCGAACGGTGGGTTGACCTGATCTGGTTGATAGTCATAGGCCCGCAACCCGGGGATGGTCTCAAGGGCAACCTTGAGTGCGTCTTTGATTTGGCTTGGTGTTGCAGGCATCAGGCAAACATCCGCATCCGTCGATACGGCTCAACCAACTGAGCCATGTCAGGGTCAAGGAATCGAGAGACACGAATAGCACCCAGGTCACCGAACCCGGCAACACCGAGAGGACTGTCCAATCGTTTGAACAATCGTGACGCTTGGATGATGCACGCCTGCTTCACAGGTGACGGCACCGACGCCCACCCGTAGCGGGCAGTCACCTGGACAAGTGCTTGCTCACCGTAGTTGGCGTTGACGGTCGGGAACAGGTAGTCGCCAACGGCACGCAGTTTGTTGAACGACCATTCGATGCCATCCAAGTATCCGTTCAACGGTTCAAGCTGCACATCGGTAGCCGACCACGTCACATCAAAGTTTCCGTCAGCAAACGTCGAGGTCTTCAAGATGAATCCGGTGGTCGTGTAGATGTCGTCAATGTCGCACACATACTCGGTGTTCGCTTGGTAGACGCGAACCGTTGCAGAACCATACGCCCAGAACTGTCGGTTGCAATAGCCGTCAATCAAACGGGATGCAGATTCGGTTGCGCTGTCAATGAGCGCATCGTCGGCCGTGTCAGCCGTACCGATTCTGAGAGCGGCCTTGACTTCTGCCCTGGTCGCGTAACCGTTCGTGATCGTCATGGTGGCTCAATCCTACTCAATCCAGTCCTTGCGTCGGGCAACACCAATGCCGAAGAACGAACCATTGACCGATTCATACTGTTCAACGAACTCCCAGAAATCGTGCGTCTGCGAATACTTATCACGATGCTCCAACCAATACTGTCGAACCGCTGGACACGAATCCGACGAGATGTCATGGAACACCTGGATGTTGCAATGCCCCACCGTGGCCTCGGCATCATCCTTCACACCTTCATACGAATGATCGCCATCGACGAACACGACATCAAAGAACTGGTCGCCGACCCAAGCCTTGAAACTATCCAACCTCGTGTCCTCTTGCCGATACTCAAACTCGGTGAGCATCGGCGGCTGGTCAATCAAATCCACCGCTATCGCCCGCACGAACCCAGGGTTCATACGACGCAACGTCTCGGCCTGCACAACGAACGTCCCACCATGCCGAGTTCCTATCTCTAGGTAAGACCGAACCATTGACGCCGTTGACGCAAGCCACGCCATGTACGGGGCGAACTGGCATGGGTACTGCCAAATCCGCAAACCTAATCCAGGGCTATTCAACATCAGTTCTGGCAACTCCTCCGGATTCTCGTCGTTGAAACCGAACTCCGCCAACAACTTTTCCCACACCTCAACCCGACACAACGCCTCTGCACTTGACGTCTCCAATCGCTCTCGCACCAACTCAACAGACATCAAGCAACTCCTTCACCTCACGCTCAAACACCGAACGATTCTTCGCTACCCAACCTTGATACACAAGTTGCGAAGCAGAAGGACTCTCACGATCCATCAACTCAGCCACCTTGCCAATCACCTCATCCAACGTCTCGAACTTGTACCAGTTTGACAACGGCATGTCTTCCCAGTAGGTGGCCGACCCGATGTACGTCGACATCACAAGACATCCAGCCAACGCCGCTTCACGAGGCAAACGGTCCCGCCCCGGATGCTTCCCGAAATCCACATACACCTTCGAAGCGTGCAACACCTCCGACACTCCAAGACTGTCCATGCCACCCAACTCGGCAACTTGGAACCGACCCGACTGCACGAACGGTCGCAACAACCCGGCATCCTTCGCAGGGTTCACCACCACCTGCAGCTGCCTCTCACGCAACACAGGTTGCACCGACACCCAATCGGTCAACATCATCCGCTTGCCCTTGTCACGGACATGGTCCCAGGCGTACTCGGATTGGCAGAGATGCAACGAAATCTTGTCGAGGTTGCGTTGCCCATGGGTGCCGAAGTTGCCGACGCTCAGCCACCACAACGCGCAACGGTTCTTGAACGTGCTTGCCATCTCAGGCCAAATCTCAGGGAACACGACGAGCGCATCCTCGGGCACCTGGTCTCGGAGAATCTTCGGGCAGACATAATGCTGATAGGGCTGCGGAGTTGTGTGCGGTGCGAACGGCCAATAGAGGATGGCAGCCGATCCACGCTCAACATGGTTCGCGGTGTGCACCAACTGGTGCATCGCCTCAGGCCCACCAGTCACAGCATTCGCCGGGCACACCACCACCAGTTTCAATCCCACCCCAACTCCAATCGTCGGTTCAAATCCCAATCCAACGGCAGGTCTGCCATCATCCGTTGCTCGAATAGCCGTCGGTTCGCATCAAAGGTTGCTTGGTTGCGTATCTGGAACTTGGCGTTTGATTGCAGGGTGCTGGAGTTGCGGTGGTTGATGGCAGCCGAAGAACGCCGAATGTCCACACCTTTGCGTTGGGCTCGCACCTCATAGTCGTTGTCCTCGAAGTACGCAGGATGGTAGCCCTCGTGGAACAGTCCGACCTGCTGCACCACTTGTGAACCCAACCAGAAACACGACCACGGTGGCTTGCCACCCAACACCAGATTCGTTGACGACGCCTGGGCAAAGAAGTTGGCGACACCGTTGAGGCCGAACCCGACGTCATGGTTGACGATCATCCACCCGGTGGACTTGCAGGTTGCTTTGATACCAAGATTCCAAGATGCTGCAACACCGAGATTGGTTGGCATCCGATAGTGGAAGATGCGTTGCGCCTTTGTGGTGCGTGGCTCCCATGTCGGATGGTTGCCGTTGTCGATGACGACCAGGTCAATGATGCGCCCATCAAACGACGTGAGCATCGAATCCACTCGCTCATGCTCGGTCAAGACCGGCACGATTACGACTGGGACAAGCGGCACCATTCTGCAATCTCCTTCATCGCTGGCTTCCAGTAGGTCTCATAGACGTGGTCGGCTTCGTACTGTTTGGCGAAGTCAATCGCCTTCTGCGAACGGCCACGACCACGGGCATACGCCTGCTCGAGCCCGTTGAGGATGCTGGGCACCGACGGGGTCAAGAACCATGAGGCTTGGGCTGGGTCCCAATACGGTTGCCCGTCTGCTATCCAACCGTCACCACACAGCTCAGGTTGCGCTGTGAAGCGTGAAACCACCACAGGCGTCCCACACGCCTGGGCTTCCACCACAGGGATGCCAAAGCCCTCTCCCATGCTGGCAGCCAGATACACGTCTGCGGCCGTGTAGAGGGCTGCCATAGCGTTCTGAGGCAAGCCCATGCGGTAGGTGTACGGATCGCAGTAACGGATGCGGGTCTCGTCAATGCCACACATGTGAGCCAACAACTTCAAGTCGATGCCACCCATGGAGGCCGACTGCTCGGTGTGCATGTAAAGCACCGCATCGTCATGCTTCTGGGCGAACATGCTGAACGCCATGAAGTTCTCAGCGAACGCCTTACGGGGAGGGTGGGCACCTTTGTTGACGCTCGTCATCATCACAACGAACTTGTCTTCTGAGAAGCCCATGATGTCTCGCCCGGTGATGACCTTGCCGTGATTGTCTTTGATGTGGGCAGTCGGTTTGAACACCGACTCGATACCGTGCGGCACGTAGACGTTGCGAATCCCGAAGTTGTTGAGTTGCTCATGCCCGAACTTGGACATCGCAATCGGCATCACGTTCGGACGTTGACACCAGGCTGCGACATCCGGTGGGCAAGGCTGATGGTCAATCGGAACCCACGACGCAATGTTCGGAACCTTCTCCAAACTTGGAGACTTCAACACCCAGACATCAAACAATGTCATCAACAGTTTCGGCAGGTTTGAACCTTGTGTCCAATCCATCCAGTGTGCAGCGACGATGTCGTCGCTGTATGCGTTCATTCCTCGCGGATAGATTTTGATTCCGTTCCACGTTGACGTGGACGCTTCGAGGCCGTAGATGGAGTGGATTGCGATTTCGTGCCCGTCTTGGATGAGCCTTTTCGTGGCTTGCTGGGTTTGCTGACCGTAGCCTGTTCCTGCCCATGGGGCGTTGGAATACCAGAGTGCTCGGACTGCGTCCGGGGATCTACGACTGACTCCTCTGGCAAGTGAGCTACGCCCCGCTGCAAGAGCAGGATCGCCTCCGGGCCCGGTAAGTCCAATGGGACTCCCTTGATGATTACTCGCATTCACGCAGTCTCCTTTCGCAGGTTGCAGGGTTTATCAGTTGTAATGGGCCGACGCGACCCTGCGTTGTTTCGCGTCGGCCCACCAAACTTTATTCGGTGGTAACTCTTTGAACTAGCTGTTCGCGTTCTTGTAGAACTTGACGTGGCTGGTTTGTGGGAGGTTACCGTCCACGCGCATTGTGGCGCGGAAGGTGACGAGGTCCGCACTGAATGCGAAGTCGTCCGAACGGTCCAGACGGAGGCCGCCTGCCATGCGTACGTAGTACGAAGGCAAGTGTCCGAAGATGACCGACTTGGTTGCCGAAGCGTTCGAGGCCATTGCTGGGTTCTCGAACACTGGGTAGCTCAGGACACGGTCGTTTCCGTCAGCCAACGCTGGGCTGAAGATGTACGAGCCGTTGTTGTCCTTCAGCTTGCGAACGACACCCAATGACTGGGTGTTCATCATCCAGCCGACACCAGGCAAACGACGTGCTGCACCGTCAAGGCTGTACGCCAAGTCGATGAGGTTGTCTGCGGTGAAGGTTGGACCCGAGGCTGTGCCAGTCACAGCCGAGGAGGCTGCGGTGACGATACCGAGTGGGAGCGTGGTGCCCGTACCGACTGTCAGGTCGTTGTTGACCTTGAAGCCGAGTGCGTTACCGGTCTGGGTTGCGAGGAAGGCGAGGATGTCCACGCCCGAGTCCTCGATGAGTTCACGCGACAGTTGCACCAGGAACGAATACTTGTATGCGCCCAGGGTGATGAAGCTGTTGAACGTCGGGTCGGACTCAGCGATGGCTGTGCCTTCACCTGTGATTGCTGCCGTTGACCAACCAGCCTGCGATGGGATCTGGAGGTTTTCGCCACCAGCCGTGCGGAGGGTTGTTGAGGTCTCAAGCATTGGACCGACAAGTCGGGCCTGCTCAATCACTTGGTTGTAGAACGACGTTGGAACTGGTGCGCCAGTCGAAGTCTTGACGACGTCGCGCTGTTCAAACGTGTAGCCACGGGTTTCGCCACGGGCCATTGAACGAATGACATCCGCATCAAAGGTCTGTGCCTTCTCCGTACGAACTTGGCCGACGAGGTCGCGAGTAGCGGCCTCAATCTTGGCCTCACGGACAACATCAGCCTTCAAGGCTTCGATGCGTGCCGCACGCTCGTTGAGCTCTTCGTTCATCTTGCTGTATGACGCCTCTTCTTCAGAGGTGAGGTCGCGCTTCTCTGCGGCCGCGGTGTCAAGAAGAGCTTTCGCTGCATCCCAAGCACGCTGACGCTGCTCGACTTGTCGTTGAATGTAATCGTTTGACATTGGGTGTCCTTTCAGACGTTAGGTATTCGTGGTACGCAAGGGTTTGTATCGCATCCAGCGAGGCACCTCAACTGGTAGTCGTAGCGGCTCCGCACACGACTGTGTGAAGAATACTAGGCGATGGTCTTCAGCAGGTCAAGTTGTTTGGCCATGATGCCAATACGTGACGGAGTGGAAGTCGGCTCGGGTTGCTTGCGCAACTTGCCGACAACTTCGCTCAACAACCCAGCCTGCTCGTCGTTCAACTCCGACCCGGCTTCGAGCACGGTGATCGCTGCAGCAAGTTTGTCTGGGTCAACCTGGG